TGACTCTGTCAATCACAAGCAATTTGACTACAGAGCAGAAGGATGCTTTGCTTGAATATTCTGCGCTTGGAACGGTAACGGTTACCATCGGAAGTGCAAGCAAGGTTATGCGCTTGCGAGAAGTCGAGGCATCACGGGTAAGATGGAGCGAGAGAAACACTACAGAATTATGGGAGTGCAGTTACAAATTATTGGAGGTGTAGCATATGTACCCTGTATCAAATGATTTTATCACGGCTATGCTACAGCCCGTATTGCAAAGCAAGATATCAGGCACGATTGATTCTGTAGCATTTACAGAGGCGCACATCTTGCGTGGGTCTTTGAAGATATCCGGGCAGAATGCGGAAATGGATAATGTCAGCATCGGAACGGCTGCAAGCAAGGAGCTTGAAATAACCTTCCTGCATTCGCTCGGATTGACAAGGACTACTCTGTATGGAAAGAGCATAAGCCTAACATACAAGCTGAAATTAGCAAATAACACATACGAAGACTTGCCGCTTGGGTCTTACATTATCGCAGAAGCATCGTGGACGCTGAAGGGCATTGAGATAGTTGCTTATGACTACATGAGCAAGTTTGATAAGTATTTCGATGAAACAACGGCAGAATACCCACAAAGCGCAAGGCCGTACCAAATGATAGAATGGGTGTGCGAACAGCAAGGCGTTGAATTTGGCATGACAGAGCAGGAAGTACAAGCTCTGCCAAATGGAACAATTTACATGGAGTATGTCAAGGGCACGGCGCAGACTTACAGAGAGTTTATAGCGTATCTTGCGGCGGCATGTGGGTGCTTTGCTATCATTGACAGAACAGATAAGTTGATATTCAAGAGGTATTCGGGAGCACAGTATGATTCATACGGAGCAACAGAGCGATTGACGGGCGGTTCCTTTTCGGACTTTATGACAAGGTACAATGCCTATACGGTGCAGGACTTCGCAAGCGGACAGAATGTTGTTGTCAAGACCAATCAATATGTCGGATTGAGCATGGATTTAGGGCGAAACCCGTTTCTGAATAGCGCAAGCAAGGCAGTATTGAGACCGAATGTTCTGACAGAGCTTGCAAACATTAACTTCGCGCCGTTCTCATGCCGGTTCAATTTCCCTCCGATCTATGACTTGGGGGATTGCATAAAGCTGACAGGCGGCATCGGAGACAATAATCCACATGTAATCAATTACTTTTCATGGAATTACAATGTGGCATTAACACTTGAAGGGTACGGAAAGAATCCGGCACTTGCGCAGGCGATATCACAGCTTGACAAGGAAATATCGGGAGTCGCTAATTTCACCGACCTTATGGCAACGGGATATATCACAGCGACTAATCGAAACGAAATCGAGATAGACGATAGCAAGAAGAAGGTGCTTGTCAGCATGGCGGCGCAATCGAGCAAGATTGCGGAAGGCGTGTTCACTTGCATGATTCCGATTAATGTTACAGAGGCAGGAAGCGTCACATTCTATCACGAATTAGGCTTTGAGCCCTTGCGTGAAGAAACAGTTGATTTGCCCGTTGGTGAACACATAATCACTCTGCATGATTACATGACATTCCCGGCAGGCGTGGCAACGAATTTCCGCATAAGAGTACAAGCAAGCGAGGGATTCGAGGGCGCAGTTGATGAGTTCGCCGCCAGATCGAGCTTGTTAGTACCTTCTGCACAGCAAGCTACATTTGATGGTAATATCATTATTGATGATGATGCGATTAGATGGGATATTACCGAGCCAACCTTTAAGGCTGATGATGAGACGATATCAGTTGACACGCAAGTGCCGACTGGCGACACCTTATCCGACACGGCGAGGGAGTACGATATCACAGAAACGCTATTTGATAGCGCAGACGAATTTATGCGCATGTTGGTGCGCTATATAGCGGCGGACAGAGTGCTTGAAGATATGGAGACAGACAGAGCACTTGAAGAAGAAATAAGCGGAGAAATAACATACAGAGCGACAGAGGAGGAAAGTGGCTGATGGCAACAAAGAGTATAAGTCAGTTAGACACACAAGCAACAGCGAACGAGACCGATTTGTTTGAGGTTGCGATTGTGGACGCAAATTCGGCAAGCGGATATGCGAGCAAGAAAGAGAGTGCGGCGGCTATTGCGGATGCGATAGTTGGTGAGTATCAGTACCCGTTGAGGATTACGGGCACGACCGCAAAGACGATATCGGGCGCAATAAATGAAATTGCAGGCGAGGTTGCAGACTTGAAAGACCTTGAAGGAAGCGCAAGCGGTGATATAGCGACTTTTGTGGACGGGAGCGACAACCCTTTGCGAGAGCTGAAGATTAGCATTGTAGCACAGCAAAGCGGAAGCGGTGACCCGTCACCGACAAATGTGCGCCCCATTAGCGGGTGGACGGGAGCGAATATAAGTAGAACAAGGAAAAACATATTTGATTATAACGCAATCGAATCAATTTCAATCGGCATATCAATACGAAACGGAATAAATTTTTATAAGACGGGTGTGTATAGTATTTCAGCCCAAAATAACACAGGTTATTGCTATTGCAGAGTGTTCAACGCAGACGGAACAATAAAGGACACTCATTACATAGTCGCTGAAACAATTATTACACCTATAACAATTTCAATAGTTAGTGGCGAATATTTTGCCGTGTATGACGCAGTTGGTTCTGCCACTATAGCACAATCAAAAATAGCTTTTGAACGTTGGCAAATTCAAGTAGAAATGAGTGATAGTCCAACAGCTTACGAACCTTATAACGGCAACACCTACAATATCTCATGGCAAGATGAAGCAGGCACAGTTTACGGCGGTGAATTGAATGTTAAGACGGGTGTTTTAACTGTTACATATGCGAATATTGCAAGCTATGACGGCGAAACGATTAACGAGCCGTGGATATCGTCAATGGATGTATATTCGGCAGGCGCAACACCGACAACGGGCGCACAAGTGATTTATCCGTTGACAACCCCTGTCACCTATCAACTCACCCCCACCGAAATTCGCTCTTTGTTAGGTGTTAATAATATTTGGGCTAATTGCGGTTCTGTTATAGAATTAAAATACATCCGTGACCTCAATTTGTGCATTAATGACATTATCGCACGAATAGAGGCTCTTGAGGGCGGTTCTAGCACTCGGAGCTTGTCTGTATCGCCCGTGCTTACAAAGTCGATTGTAAGCGATTCTGACACGGCAGAGGGCAAGACAGAAGAGACCGAAGAAGAAACAAAAGAGGAGGCGCAGAATGAAAGATAATGCGATTAAGTGGCTAACAGAGTTAAATCCGTTTGACAAGGTCAAGGGGCATACCAAAATCGAGCTTACAGATGTCAAGACGGGCGCAAAGCAGATAATCGAAAAAGACAATGCGTTTCAAGCAGGCGTTTTGGCAAAATACATGCGCTCAATGGGAGCATACAACAACAACCCCTACGCAAACAGCACATGGGCAGGACAGCAGATATGGCGCAATCTTTGCGGCGGTATATTCTGTTTCCGTGACCCGATAGACAACAGCGAGGACGAGGTTGAGTACATGCCCGCAGGCAACGAAATGGTAGCAAACGGCGCATACATGGTTAATAACGCAGGCACGCCGATTGAGTTAGGGAGCTATAACGAGGTGGAAAGCTCAACGAGCGGAAATGACAGCGTGACTTTTGTGTATGATTGGCTTACAAGTCAAGGCAACGGAACAATCTCCTGCGTGTGTCTTACAACAGAAATTGGCGGTTATATCGGGTATGGAAATAAATCGGGCGTGGCGGCAAGTACGAAAAAAAGCTTGTTTACAAATCAATCAAGTAGCGGATGGTCGGGCGGTGTATATAATAACGCAAGGTATGTTATAAACGGCATTAACACAACGAACAAAACAATCAATGTCACGAAATATCCTGCCGAAATAACAAAAGGCTCGATTTTCGACAATATTGCAGAAGATACATACACGATAACATATACGGGCAATAACCCGTCATTCGGACAATGCCCAGGCGAGCCCGTACATCTTGGAAATGGAAAATTTGCAATCTTGTTTTTGGCAGGCGGTGATTTTGCTCAATGGAATAATGGGGCAACGATTGCGGCGTTAATGATTGTTGATGTTGTGAACAATACCGCCGAAATGATAAGCGTAACAAATACAACGGGTGAAGCAATTAGATGTTCGCTCAATATCGGTGGAACAGCCGTTGACGAAAGATACATATACGGCGAGGGCGGTTATGGTTCTAACTGTTACGCTATTGACTATATAACCTCGGGCAATCCGTCAATGTTGATTTGTAGCACTAGCACACAAGACCAACACCCAGGATATAAGGGCGGTGCAATCATGCCCGATAGGTCATATCTTTTTGGCACAATGTTTGACAGAGTTGCTAACACAAAATATCCTACAAACGGCAGTTATCCATCATGGGCGAGATATAATCCCGACACAGACACACTTGCAGTAATACATCATAGCGGTTGGAATTATGCCGCAACGGGCATGTATAAAAATCCGCTTTTGCTTGCGACCATAAACAACCTCGAAACCCCCGTTACAAAGACGGCGGCACAAACGATGAAGATTACATACACGCTGACGAAGGCGACAGAATAGGAGGGGCAATATGGAGTGGATTCCGTTAAGCATATCAGCAGGAGCCTTGCTCTTTGCTATTCTGACTTACATCCGCAATGGCACGAAGGACAAGGTTGCCGAGGCTCATTCCCTCGAAACTATCAAGGAAGGCTTGCTCAAAGCTAATCTAAAGCTCGATCAGGTCTGCACGGTGCAGACAGAAATCCGCAACGATGTCAAAGGCCTTGATGCGCAACTCCGTGAAATGGACAAGCGCGTCACGGTCGTTGAGCGAGACTTAAAAACAGCCTTCCGGCGCATCGATGAAATAAAGGAGGAAACGCATGAATAAGTTTTGGAAATCAGCAATCAATCGTTCTATCAGAACAATAGCACAGACCGCACTTGCTACCATTGGTTCGGCGGCCTTGCTTGAATCTGTTAATTGGCGTGTGGTAGTGTCTGCATCTATTCTTGCAGGCATCTTATCGCTTCTGACATCAATCGCAACAGGATTGCCGGAAGCTCCGAAGGAGGGCGAAGATGATTCTAACAGCTAAAGAAATCTGCACAAAGGCAACATCAATCTATCTCGATCGGGAGCATTGGACTTACTGCCAGGGCGGTCTGGGAGAGCTTGGCGAGAGTGCAAGAATTAAAGGTCTGTATGAATATTACTACAAGCAGCCGAACAAATCCAAATACATGACCTTGCCTTATACAGAATGGCTTGCTCAGTACGGGCAAGGGCATCATTGCACGGATTGCAGTAATTTCATTAATGTTCTGCTTGACTACGAAACAAACTATTATTCCGTTTGGCGACTTGGCACGCTGCCGTCATTTGACGGCCCCGTTGCCGAAGCTCCTGCCGGAACAGTTTTGCTCATGGAAGGACATGTTGGATTATCGCTTGGCAATGGTAAATTTATTGACTTCCCACACTATAACACAACATGCCGCCTTGACAGCATTGCCGGGAGCTTATTCCAAAGAGCTGTTTATCTCCCGGAAGTGGAGTATGTCGATCCGATCCGGCTTGAAGTCACAGTTACAGACAAAGAACGCAAGGTTGGCGACCGCATCTCTTACGAGGACTTTTCTGTAAAAACAATCTATGCTGACGGCTCGACCAAAATCAACACTTCATACAATTACACACCCGGCATAATCACTTATCCGACTTGCCAAGTCGCAATCGTGTACGGAGGGCTTGTAACATACACAACACTTAAAGCCAAAACAGACGGTTCCTTCCGGGCCGTTATGATTCCGGCAGTCGATGCGGCAGACGCATTGAACATCCAAAAAGAGGTAATCAATGCCGGGCACACGGATGCGGCAATCGTACAGATTTGACGGCTTCGTGCGCGATAAAATCGGCAGTTAAGTAACAGCACGGTAACAGAAAAATGCTCTAAAGCCTTACACATAAGCGTTTCGTGCAAAAATCAATTCTATTTTCGAAAATTCGGAACACACTTCTGTGAGCATAAGAGACCGCAAGCCCCTTATTTTTCGAGGTTTGCGGTTTTCTTATTTCGTGATATTTTCCCATCTAAAGTAACAGTACGGTAACAAGTACAGTAAATTCTACTTTACAGAATTAACTCCAAGCTCTTTCGAAGGTTCTCAATCTCGACACTTGTATACACATCTTTCGTGAGGTCGTTCGAGGCATGGCCCATCATGCGCTTTATGTGTAAATCAGGAGCTCCGGCAGCAGAGAGCAAAGATGCGAATGTTGCCCGGCAATCGTGCGGAGTATGATTCTTAACATCTATTCCGATTCCTTCAAGCGTTCCGGGGAATTTCCGCCGTGTCATTACATCGTTGCGGAACAGAATATCATTCGCATTGATTAGCCGTTCGACCAACGGAACGATGCGTGAGTGCATCGGAACGATTCTGTTCTTTCCTGCCGTTGTCTTGGAGCCGCCTTGGAAGATTCTCTGTTCTGTATCAATCAACATTGTTTTGTATTCTGCAATACGGAATCCCGAATAAATCATTATCAGAATCCTTGCGACAGAATCATCATCAGAATATATCCACATTTTATCCACCTCGGCCCGAGTGAATGCTTCGGAGTGCTCAAACACAACCGGCTGTGGGATGCGCAAGAACGAAGGATAGTTTTTCCGCACAAGGTCATGCTCATCGGCGATGCTCCACATTTGATGCAGAGTATTTTTTAGCGTGACACATGTTCCCGGCCCGACAGTTTCGCTTACTGCATCCATCAATCGTTGGAGGTCAATTAGACGGATATCGGCAATCGGTCTGTTGTATAATTTCTCACACTTGTTAATGCAGTTCTGCAATGATCTGATTCGGCTCGGGCTGATTCCATCGGCTGTTTTGCGGTCAATCAGCATGTCGGCTATGTCCTTGAATGTGGCATCCGCCATGTCTGCATTGCGCTTATTATACTCTGCAAGGGCGTTATATGCTTGTTGCCATGTCTCAAAGTACCCAATGGCCCGAGGTGTATTCTGTCCGTTCGCCATTCCCGACGCGCTCAATCGTGCTGCATAAGGTCGGCGGCGGTTCCCAGATAGTCGCACAATTGAACCGAATCCGTTTTCTAACCTTCTGTACTTACCTTTTGGCATCCGAATCACCTCCGTTCAAGCGGTCGATCATGCCTTCAATCATTTCTCGGTCGTGCTCATGCAGCTTTGATAAGCGAAGCGCATATGTCATTAATCTCTGTATCTGTCCGTTATTCCAATCAACAGCAGAAGAATATGTTGCTTGCAAGGTTTCGGGAGATAATTTTATCATTGGCACATCATATCCCATGAGCCACGCAGGATCAACATTATACGCATTAGCAATCAAGTATATCTTGTCTTGCTTTGCTTCAATCTGTCCGTGGATGTATTTTGATATAGTCGATTTTGAAATCCCGGTCTTTGCCGCAACATCTGATGCAAGCAATCCTTTTTGTGCTAAAAGTTCGTTGAATCGGTTTCTAAAAGTTTCAATAGGCTTACTCATAATATCACCTCCTGCCTGTATTATATCACGATTTTTAGAAATACGGAAAAATTTTTTCTTACAAAAATAAAAAAGTTGTTGACAAAAAGAAACAGTTGGTTTATATTGGTTTCGTCAGGTTGACAAAGAGAAACACGGAAAGGAGGAAATGAGATGGCAGAAATGGATTATAGCAAGCTCCGAGGGCGAATCCGTGAGAGATTCGGAACAGAGCAGGCATTCGCAGAAGCCATGGAAAAGACCATATCGCAGATGTCTTTGCTCTTAAATGGTAAGGCAGTATGGAGACAGGTCGATATCAAAAAGGCTTGCGACATTCTGGGAATTGCCGACAATGACATCGGGCAGTATTTTTTTGCCGAAAAAGTTTCCTAAAGGAAACGGAAAGAAACAGGAGGAAACACACATGGACGAAAATGTTATCGAGTGGATAAACGGCTCGGACTACATCGGAGTGACATTGTCACAGAAGAAATGGATTAACAAGGTCGAGTTGTTTGCTACACAGGACAAAAATGTGCAGATTTTGGCTC